TACCTAGTATTGCTGGGCTCGCATTATTTTTGGGTGTTAGCCGCGACTCTGTTCACGTTTGGCGCAATGAAGATGATCAATTTTCCGACACGTTATGCAGGTTGCTTGCCATGCAGGAGCGAATCACGCTAAACAAGGGGCTCACAGGCGACTTTACGGCACCCATAAGCAAGCTTGTTTTGCATAACCATGGGTACAGTGACAAAGCCGAAAGCACCAACACTCTGCAGGGCCCTGGAGGCGGCCCAATCCCTTGGGAGCTTCAACCGGTAGCAGTTAAGGCGCCTGATGAGCAGACGGATTAGGCTAGAAATACCAGAGAAGGCCACTCGATTAGTAACCACTCCTAAGAAGGTGAAAATACTGGTTGGTGGCCGTTGGTCTGGTAAGTCGGAGCTCGCAGCCGGCTGCATGGTTAAATTTGCCAGCGATGGCTCTGGAATTGTTTCAGCCCGCGAATATTTAAACTCCATTTCCGATTCTACCCACGCGCTTTTGTCTCGCAAGATAGAAGAGCTAGGGGCAAGCGAATTCTTTAACGTCACTGACAAAAAGATTGAAAGCCTGGCGGGCGGCAAAATAATTCAGAAGGGGCTTGCCCGCAATGTTGGCTCTATTAAGTCCATTGATAACATTCAGTACGGGTGGATCGAAGAGGCGCAATACGTTTCAGAGAAGTCGCTTGAAATTCTAATCCCATCGTTTCGGGCTACTGGATCTGAAATATGGTTGACGATGAACCGCGGCAGCTCAAAGGATGCCGTATCTATTGAATATCTGAAACGCGCGGACAAAGACCTGCACCGCTCTGGGTATTACGAAGATGAGGAGTGCATCATTTGCCAGCTAAACTGGCGCGACAACCCGTGGTTCAGCGAAGAGGCCAACAAGCTAAGGCTTTCAAATAAATCACGCTGGCCAACCGCTAAGTATGAACATGTCTGGGAAGGCGCTTATGCTGATACCGTTGATAATGCCATTATCGATCCGACATGGTTTGACGCGTGCATTGACGCGCACCTGAAGCTAGGGTTTGAGCCATATGGGCGTGAGGTCATGGCTTACGATCCTTCGGACACCGGAGACGATAAGGCCATTTGCCATATGCACGGCTCTGTTGTTCTTGAGATCATAACGACCGATGCTGGGGACATATCAGAGGCGACCACCTGGGCCTGCAAAAAAGCATCTGCTGCAAAAGTTGACGCCTTTATCTGGGATATTAGCGGCATGGGAACAGGCCTTAAATTCCAGATAGACCAAATGCTTGGCGGCAAGACAATAACCCTGTACGGCTTTAACGGCGCCTCCAAGGTTGAGTTCCCGACAGCTTTGGCTGAGCGCACAGAAGAAAACATAAAAGGCTCAAAGACAAACGAGCAAAGCTATTTAAACCTTCGCTGCCAAAAGTATTCAGAGTTGATGTGGCGGATATTTAGGACATGGGAGGCTGTTACTAAAGGCGTGCGGCATGACCCAGATAATCTGATAAGTTTCAGCAGTGAATGCACGGATTTGCCAGTTCTGCGGTCTGAACTATGCAGCATCCCTAGAGTGTATAATTCTGGTGAGAAATTCCAGGTAATGACAAAGCCCAATATGAAATCAATTGGAATTGGGTCGCCAAATGCTGCTGACGCGGTAATGATGGCTTTAAGCAAGATGGAAATCAAAAAAGCAATTAGATCACCTGATGCGTGGTCAGCAATAAACGCTAACAAAGGCCCGCGCTATGCACGCTAAATTGACCGAAGACGAATTTAAGAGCCATTTAAAAACGGCCATTGCAAGCACTGAATTGCTGCGGGCCGATCTCGATGCACTATGCACCTTGGCAGATGATTATTACTCCTGCGCTCCAAGGGAAGACGATCAGGACGGCTATTCGACGTTTATTAGCTCTCAAGTTGCTGACCTTGTGGATGCAGACATGCCGTCGATGGTGCGCATATTTCTTGGCGCCGGGAAGTCGGTTGAGTTCATGCCGTGCAATGAGTCCGACAAGCGAGACGCCAAAGAGGCCGCGAACAAGACCAAGTACATTGAGAAGCTAATCACCGGCACAAAAGGCTATTACCGCACGATGTATTCCGCGCTAATGGGGGTGGCACAGCACCCGGTTAGCATTCTGCGATATGGCCTGCAAGAGAAAAAAACTGTTCGGATTAAAGAGCACCACGGCATAACCGCTGCTACTCAAATTCTACTCGATGAGCAATACCGCAAGGAGTTTGACAAGGTGGAAGTGATCGAGCAGGAAATTGACGAAGACGAAATGGAGGAGGGCGGCGAAACCCTGTACGAGGTCAAATACCGGCTGACGAATAAAGAAGACCCTGTGCCGTACATCCGCCGCGTTCACCCATCCAGGTTCAGAATATCGGTTAATGCCACCGACAAAAACGATTGCCGTTTGATTGGTGAAGATATTTTAATCCGCCGTGGCGAGCTGGTTGCCATGGGCTACAAAAAAGAGCTTGTAGCCAGTATCACATCAACCGATCTTAACCCTGGTGAGCGTGTCGATATAAGCAGAGACAGCGGTGAATGGGCCTCAGAGCTTGTCATGGGCTTTGACGGCTTCTTCCGCTGCGACTTTGACGGAGACGGAATCATTGAGCTGCGCAAAGTGCTCATCTTTGGCGACGTGCTGCTTGAGAATGAGGAAATTGACCACGACGCCAGGGGAATCAACTTTGCGTTTTGCTCTGCTACCCTGCTGCCTGATAATGCTATCGGCATGAGCCGCGCACAGCGGGCCATTCCGTACCAAGACGCGATGACCAATTTATCCAGGGCCATGCTAGACAATACAGCACAACTTACCCGTGGCCGCTCGCTGGTAAACGAATCGGCGGAGGCTGGCGTTAACGTCTATGATCTAATGGGCGATGGAAACATTATTAGGTACAAGCCTGAAACAGCCATGGATCCTTCGCAGGTAATATTCCCTGTACCAGTCCAGCCAGTGGCCGCCGAAGCGCTCACCGTCATTCAGTACCTAGACAGCCAGCGCGCCCAGTCAACCGGGTCACTAATGGCCAACCAGGGCCTTAAGGCTGACTCTCTGCACAAGGAGACTGCAACCCGGTTTAAGGGCGTTGACGATTCGTCCCAGGCCAAGGTTGAGCTAATGGTGCGAACGATCGCCGAGATGCTAATCCGCGACCTTTACGAGGGCATGGCTTACTATGCGCAGAAGTACAAGCTGAAAGCGCTTGAAATTAAAGTCCTGGGCGAGGAAATAACGATCAACCCTGGCGATTGGATGACAGATCACCAATGCGGCGTGGTTGTTGGCACCGGCTATGGCGACAACGAGAAAACTATTGCCGCGATTGACGGCATGATTCAGCTAGCCGGTGTTCTGCAAGGAACTGGCATAACTGACGCGAAGAAATTCTATAATTTGATGGTTAAGCGGGCTCACGCCAGCGGCCTAACAAACGTCAGCGACTACCTAAACGACCCGGAGAACAAAGAAGAAACGATCCTGGCCGAGAACGAGCAGCTAAAACTGCAGTTGCAGCAGCTACAACAACAACTGGGCGACCAAACCCCGCTCTTGCAGGTGGAGCAGATGCGCTCAGAGTTAAAAGCCATGCAAATGCAGCTTGAGGACGCATTCAACCGCGATAAACTGCAAATCGACACGGCTATGAAGCTCACCGAGCTTGAAGAAAAATCCGGCAAACAACTCAACCAAGAAGTGAAGCAGAATGAAATTATTCAGTGATGGGGAATTAATCAGCCGGTTAAAGTCAGAGCTTGAGCAGGGTAAACACGCTGAGCAGTTGCGGGCCAACCCAATATTCAGCGCCGCGTTCACGCACGAAAAAGCCGAGCTATACGACCAGTTTTGTAAGTCTAAGTGGTATCAGCGCAAGCTACGGGAAAGCCTCTGGAACCGCATTCGGGCCGTTATTGCGCTAGAGGCTAAGCTTAAGTCGGTGGAATACGCCGCAAAAATAGCGGCACAGGAAGTGGAGAAGATGAACGCTAAGAATTAGCCGATCTGTGAGCAATTGCAGGCAATATCAACCTTGCCAACTTTGGTTATTTTAATTATTTCACTGCCGCAAACTATAAGGGCCGCGTCCCTGCAATCATCTTCAGTCTCGGCAAGGATGCCATAGGTTATTAATCTTGGGCTAAATCCTTTTGGCCGTTTAACTTTCGCTTTCCAGTAATACGGCGTGTTCTCGCTCATTTCATAAACCTTTCAATAAGCG